TCAAGTCACTGCTGGTAACATCATGACCACCAGTGGTGTATACTGGGCCAACGGTGCTGCATATAGTTCTGGTGGATCGTTTACTGGTGGATATGTAGCAAGTCAGAGCACATTTGGTGCCAACTTAGTAGCCAACTCAGCCACAAATAGTACCAGCAATGTGACTGGTGCAGTGGTGGTGGCAGGTGCTGGCGGATTGGGCGTAGGCGGCAACGTATACGTAGGTAACCGTGTGGGTTACGTATGGGGAGCCAATTCCGTAAGTAGTGCTTATACATATTTTAACAGCGTCACCAACAGTATTGATACGGTGTTTGGCTAATGGCAACCAAAGTTGTTTTTGTAACCAGTACGGGTGCTGTTACGGTCCCAGCTGATTTTGGTGCATTGGTATCAGTTGAAGTAATTGGCGGCGGTGCAGGAGGAAAACCGTCTACCAGTGGAGTAGGGGGCGAAGGTGGTGGCGGTGGAGCATACTCCAGTAGTACAGCCGTAACGGGAATAACAGCAGGTGGTACAGTTTATGTATCCACTGGCTCAGGCGGCGCAAGCGGTGTTGCGGGTGGAGACACCTGGTTCAATGCAGCATCAAATGCTGCACCTACACTGACGACGCAGGGTGCCTTAGCCAAAGGCGGTGCCATTGGTGCTACAGGCACTGGTGGATTAGGTGGTGTATCTGCATCTGGTGTAGGTACAACAAAATACTCAGGCGGTAACGGTGGTGGCTCAGTTAGTGGCGCATTTGGTGGCGGCGGTGGTTCAGCAGGCCCCAGTGGAGCAGGCGCCAACGGTGGTGCAGGTAACTCAGTAAACGGTGGCGGTGGTGGCGGCGGTGGATCCAACGGAGGATCAGCCGGTGCTGCAGGTAGTACAACCGGAGGTGATGGCGGTAACGGAGTTGGCGGCACTGGCGGAGGCCTCAAAGGTAATAACACCAATGGTACAGCAGGTACAGCAGGTACTGGAGCAGGCGGCGGTGGTGCATACGGCAGCACATTCGTCGGCGGCAATGGTGCCACTGGTTCAGTCTGGACACAGACAAGCAATAGTGCCACAGCAGGACCTGGCGGTGGTGGTGGTGGTACTTGGTACTATGGTACCACGGGCGGTGCAGGTGGATTATATGGTGGCGGTGGTGGTGGCGCTGTAACTGGTGGCACCGGCGGTGGTGGTATCATTGTTTTCACTTATACCACACCCCCTACGTCTTTTCTGGTATCGAGATTGACCAGCACTGGTAATTTATTGGTCAACGGCAGCTTTGATGAAAATACATCCATTGCTCCGGCAAAATTTCGTACTACTATCGATACAGTTTATGCCACCGAGTTTGACGAAGTAACCATCGCAGGCGGAAGTGTAGCCAGACGTCAACTCAGCGACGGAACGTTGCAAATCAGCGGTACTTTCGATGAAGTTACGGGTATATCTTAAAGATAAATACCATACTATGGCAAAACTTAACTCCGGTACACGAATTTATGGTAATCTAACAATAGATACCTGGGCTAATATCACTGGCACAACCACCAGTACCAGCACCACAACAGGTGCATTAGTGATTGCTGGTGGTGCAGGTGTTGCTGGAAATATAAATCTCAGCGGTAATATAACAGCCAATACTGCTGGCACTCGAGCAATATTTGCCAATATTGTGACCACCAGTGGTGTATACTGGGCCAATGGCGCAGCTTATAGTTCAGGATCCGGTGGTGGTATTACATATACTGCATCAAATACTGCACCTACCAGTCCTGCTGCTGGTAACTTTTGGTACGAACCAGCCACTGACATCAAATATCAATACATCAATGACGGCACAAGTTCTTACTGGGTGGACCAGAGTTACCCCACCAGCTTTGGTAACTTGACTGTGGCAAACACATTAACTGTCAGTGGTAGTATTGTTGGTACCGCCACTAACTCCAACTATGCTCTTGCAGCCAACGTGAGTTTGTATGAGAGTGTAGCAGCCACAACAACCAATGCTACATTTTATCCAATACTATCGGGTATAACCACTGGCAATACAGCTGGCTTTACTGCGGCTGGATTAGTCTTTAATCCCAGCACTGGTAATTTAGTAATAGGTGGTACAACCACATCAACAACTACCACAACTGGTGCATTGGTTGTAGCCGGTGGTGTGGGCATTGCTGGAAATATTGTTACAGCAGGAACAGCCAACAAATTTACTGGATGCGTTGCCATTGGATCAACAAATCCAACTCTCAAATTTCAAATTTCTCAAGACGGATACAATACCAGAATTTCTGACAGCACCAATGGATATGGTTATAATATTGGTAGAAGCACCACTGACGGATTGTTATATTTTTATGGTGATCAAACCGTTTATACTGGATATGTATTTTCTGGTGTGGATGGAGAACGAGTTAAAATATCTTCAGCTGGTAATTTAGTTATTAATGCCACTACAACATCAACAACCACAACCACTGGTGCCCTGGTGGTCAAGGGCGGTGTAGGTGTTGCTGGAACGATGACTGTCGGTGGAACTATTACTGGCAAAACCAATACTGGTGGAAACGTAGCTGCCTCTACCGATACTGGTACATTGTCAATTCGTGGAGATGCTACAAATGCAGCAGTGATATCATTCCATCGACCCAGTGCGTATGCGGTCAATATGGGCCTCGATACCGACAACACCTTTAAGATTGGTGGCTGGAGTGATGGTGCTAGTACGTATAGATTGCAAGTAACATCGGCCGGAGCATTGACTCTGACTGGCGGAATAACTACAACAGGAAATATAGTACCAACAGCAAACGTAACATATAATTTAGGTAGTACTACCGCCTGGTGGTCAACTGTGTATGGTAAAGCAGTACAAGCACAATATGCTGACTTGGCTGAACATTACACCGCTGATGCTGAATACGATCCAGGAACCGTTGTGGTATTTGGTGGTGTTGAGGAAATAACCGTCAGTGACATCAGTCACGACCCCAGAGTAGCCGGAGTTATATCTACAGACCCAGCTTATCTAATGAATGCTGCTAATCCAGGATTACCAGTGGCATTGACTGGGCGTGTGCCCTGTCAAGTGCAGGGACCAGTGGCCAAAGGCGATTGTCTGGTCAACATCAGATCGGGAGTGGCTGGCCGGTTGGATCCAGTGTTACACCAATATGGTTGTATCATTGGCAAGAGCCTGGGCGAGATTGCAGATGATAGTGTTCAAACAATTGAAATTGTAGTAGGAAGATTCTAATGCCAAAACCGTCAAACCCCACCAATAACCAGACCTACGTACTTAACGGGATATTATATACCTACAACAGTGCCAAAGGTGCCTGGACAGTCACTACCAACAGTGAAGCCAGCTATAATATGTCGTCAATTACTGCAAGTGGACTAGTTACCGCAGCCAACATCAGAACCACTGCTGGTGTATTCTGGAGTAACGGTGTATCGGCGTTAACTGGTGCAGCAGGTGGATCTACAAACAGTATTCAGTATAACTCATCTAATACATTTGCTGGCGCAACAAACTTTACCTACACTGCTCAGTCTGGCAACGTGGTAATTGGTGCCACCACAGCAACCAGCAGTACCACTACCGGTGCACTGGTGGTGGGCGGTGGAATAGGTGTAGCAGGTCAGGGAGTTTTTGGTGGCAACCTGACAGTGGGTAATATGAATCAGACACGTGCCAACTTGTTGGTATTTGGTGGCAACTTAAATGCTGGTGTTGGCAGTTCAATAGCATTAGCAGAATTTTATGCCACCAATACTAACGGTTCGTATCTCAGAATTGTCAACAACAGACACGCCCAGGGTGCGGACTGGACATCGGCCAATACCAGAATACAACAAATGATTGATGTAACACCACAGGGATACATTGAATTTAATCCCGTGGGTGCCACGTATGGGGTAGCCATTGGTTCTGGCACCACTGAAATCATGCGTCTTGCGTCAAGCGGCAACGTGGTGATCAATGCTACAACTGCCAGCACATCAACTACTACTGGTGCTCTGGTAGTTAAAGGTGGTGTTGGTGTAGCTGGCAACATTATAGCTAACAATACTGTATCAGCTGGATCAATGAGCTTTACATCAAACTATGCTGGTACATACTACAGTATTACTCACGGCGTTGGTGTTGGTATAGGAACTCTGGGAACTGGGTATGGTACACCTGCATCGCCCACTGCCTATATGGTTGTTGGTGTCGGCGGTGGTAAAAATTACATAACTAATAACGGCAATCGAGATTTTTATATTGAAAATACTGCTGGATTGGATGCCTTATATATTACTGATGCCAATGGCAACGTAATTCTTAACAGCACCACCACGTCAACAAGCACAACCACTGGTGCTCTAGTTGTTGCTGGTGGTGCAGGCATTGCTGGTAACGTAACAGCGGCCAACGTGGTTATTACTACAGGTATTTTTTATAGTAATGGCGCCGCATTTACATCAGGTGGTGTGGCCGCAGGTACCACGGGCGCCTTCCAATATAATAGTTCAAACACATTTGCGGCAGCTAACGTAACATTTACCTCAGCCAACGGTAACGTGGTTATTAATTCAACCACTACAACAACATCAACTACAACAGGTGCGCTGGTAGTTAAAGGTGGCATTGGTGCTGCTGGAAACATTTATATTGGTGGCTCAGGTTACTTTGTTGGTAACGTATTTTCGTCATATTCGGACATTAGACTTAAAACAATTTTAGGTCGTATAAATAATGGGCTCGACAAAATTAGTTCAATTGAGACATTTTATTACGAACCAAGTGCATTGGCAGTATCCTTGGGAGTAGATCCAGGACATAGACAAATTGGAGTCAGTGCCCAATCAGTGCAACTAGTAGCACCAGAAGCAGTGGGCCCAAGTCCTCTCAACAGCGAATATTTAACAGTACAATATGAACGACTAATTCCACTGTTAATTGAAGCAATTAAAGAATTGAAAACAGAATTTAAAGAATTAAAGAATCAATTGGGAAGTAAGTAATGGCATTCTTTAGCGCAAATATTTCGGTACTAGATAGTTCAGGTATACAGTTACCAGTAAAAACCACAGCCACATTGCCGGCTAATCCTGTGCAAGGTCAAGTTGTATACAATTCTGATAATCGTCGGATGGAAATTTATGATGCTGGGGTGTGGAAAGACGCCACAGACATTAGACACGGAACATTTTTAACTAGAACAGTTATTACAGCCGGATATGTCATGGGCGGTTACAAAGACTCAAGCCCTTGGAAGAATGTCAATCGCATGATACATGCCACAGATGTAATGACTAATTTGGGCGACTTACTGACCTATGCAGGTGCATATACATCTGGTGTTAATAATTTAACCAAAGGCTTCTTGTGGAGCACTACAGATAATATGACAGCTGGTACAACTACCAGTGCAATTAACATGGCAACAGAAACCAATGCTGGCGTAAGCTCAAATTGGAATACGTGGCAAGCACATGATGATATTGCCACAATCTTTAAAGAAACAGAGTATGCTTACATAGCCGGCGGTACTAGCGCAATAGACCAATTTAATTTAACAACAGAAACCATGCAGGGATTGTTAACAGCCTCAGGCATTAGCGGAGCATTTGACGTATCACCAGTCGGTGATGCAATATCAACAGACACACATGGTTACATGTACAGCTCCGCGTTTGCAGTTAAGCTAGTGTTTAGCACAACCACAGCAACGTCATTGAATGGCGACTTTTTAAAAGTTAGACGTAGTCCAAGTAGTGATGGCACAGTATCTTTAGGTGCTTGGTGGACCAGCGGTAGCATGTGTACACACAATCAACAAAAAGGTATAAGCAGTAAGTTACAAAAAGGGTATTTTGGTAACGAAGGTAGTTATAACGGCGGGTATAATTTACGAAGAATAAACTTTTCAACTGACACTAGCCTGGGCACAGTAGCTAAACCAATTGGTAACAGCGGCGAGGAAAACTTTGATATGGGACAAGATCATCAATACATGATGGGCATGTATGATAGTGCACAAAATAATAGAGGCTGGAGATTTAGTTACACCACAGAGTCTGGATCAGAACTAGGTGCAGGATCTGTAAGAACTGGAGTTGCCGGTGGAAGCTCCGGACAATGCGTCTGGAAAGGATCATAATGGGATTTTATAATAATACAACTAAGATAGCAGATGAAAATGGTATAGCTATACCAACTTTTTCCACAGCCGGCAGACCAGCTAACCCAACTAATGGACAGGTAATTTATAACACAGACACGGGTGTTATGGAAATTTATGATACTGGTATTTGGAAAGATGCCGCTAGCTCTGCCAGTGGCGGACAGTTTTTATACAGACAAATTATCACAGCTGGATATGTCATGGGTGGATATCAAAATACAAGCCCGTGGAAAAACGTTAATCGCATGATCCATGCCACAGACGTAATGACCAACTTGGGCGATTTGTTAACCAACGCCGGAGCATATACATCCGGAGTTAACAATTTAAGTAAGGGATTCCTATGGAGTGCTGATAACAGCTGGCCAGGAACCAGTGCTACCACAGTGGCGTTTTATCTTGCTACAGAAACCAATGCTGGATTAAATTCAAATTGGAACATGACTGTGGGCAGAAACGATTCTGGTACGTTCTTTAAAGAAAACTTGTATGCTTGGATTGTGGGCGGTGGTAATAGCGGGGTTGACTTCTTTAACATGACCACAGAAACAATGGCATCGTCTGGACTAACATCATTAACCGGTGACAGTATGCAAAGTGGGATAGCTACCATTAGTGATGAGTTAAAAGGCTTTGCTTGGGGCGAAGGAACCCATAAATACAGTTTCGTAACAGGTTCTACAATGACAGTTAACACCAGTGGAAGCGTCAACGGTAGCGGAAGTCAGCAAAAAGGTATTAATAGCAAACTAAACAAAGGCTATTGTGGTAACGAGGGTGGGTATAACGGCGGGTATAATTTACGCAGATGGAATTTGGTAACAGAAACCAATGCTGGAACTACAGGTAAGCCAGTTACAGATTCCGGTGAAGAAAACTTTGACATGGGGCAGGATCATCAGTACATGATGGGCTGTTACACAGCAGCCGGCCAAAACAATAGAGGCTGGAGATTTAGTTACATTACAGAATCTGGATACGAGTTAGGTGCAGGATCTGTAAGAACTGGAGTTGCCGGTGGCAGTTCTGGACATTGTGTGTGGAAATAATAAAGGAATAATATGGAACGAGCAGTAACTCAATATAGTGTAAGCGACCTATCAACCAACGTCAGTTTCTTAACCAACGATCATAAAGAGCTTATCGCAACAGCATTATCACAACATTGGACCATACCAGAATTTAAAGTTAAGAACTTTATTGGTAATGCTCAAATAACTCCGTATGCTAAATTAAAGCAATACTTACTAGAGCTAAACACTAGAGAAAGTGCTGTAGAAAGCATGGAGTACGAAGTACAAAAAATTGCACTAGAAATTAATATTCACGAAGAAGAAATAGAACACACTGATAGTCCTGCAAAGAAAAAAATGCACCAACTTGAGATAATGAAGTTGCAACGCACTCAACGTAAAAGCACAAGTCGACTACGCGATGCCTACGACGAACGAGACATTTATCTTAAGTTAATTGACGAATTTAACACTAGCTCAGAAGGATATCTTGAAGATGGTCGCCGTATCATGGACATCATGACATATCCTACAGAAACTGAAAAATTAGAAAAAGAATACTGGACATTGCGTTTGGCAAAGCAAACAGCACTAGACATGATAGCCTACGGTCGTGCTGGTGTAGGTAATATGGAAGCAGTTGGTATGCTAGAACCAGAGCAACAATTAGAAGTAATGCAGTTGGCTTGCGATTACTTTGTTCGTAACGAAATACGTACTAATAGCATATTAAGTCATGTTAATGAAAACATTCAAAAACTTGGTATGGATGCTCCGCTAACAAAACTATCTGCTCAGTTGTATTTGGATAGCAAAGGAAACGACAATGTACCTACTGTTTAAAACTGTATCAGATCAACAGCTTGGCATAGTAAAACGTGCCGGGCATTATTTAGATTATGTAGTTGGTTATCTTGACGACTCTATTAAAGAAGTAGTAGACATTAGCCATTTAAAAGCCACAGTTATCGCTGACAATGATGTTGCATTGGCATGGAAGTTTGCTGGAAATTACAGCGGGTATCTGTCAGTTAAAGCCAACACCAATGCAGATGAGCAACTACAATTTTTATCTAGTTTAGAACCTGATACAATTAAAGCCAAATATTACCTAACTGATGCAGACAAAGCTAACGCTACAGAATTTATGAAAATTGCCATGCGTAAGATTGTCGACGAAGTTTATGACAAACGATTAAAAGAAGTTAATGAAACTAGCTATCTTGAAATGACCAGCTGGTCACAACAACGTGCAGAAGCAGAAGCCTACACAGCCGCCCCTACTGCGCCAACTCCTATGCTATCAGCATTGGCAGAAGCTAGATCTATTACTGTAGCAGAAATGGTTGCCAAAGTATTAAATGCAGTTAGCGCATATAATACCAAAATTGCTACCCTGTTGGCAAATAAACAAGCAACCAAAACTAAAATTAAAAACTGCAACAACTTGGCAGACTGTAATGTTTTATTACACACTAATTTTGGATATAATATGCCAGCAAACCAACAAAAAGACTTGAACTTTACAGATCCTGCCGTGTATAATGTATAAATGAGATCTGTCTTTTCGGTACCTATCAATCCCAAGCTGAACCAAGTTCAGTTTGACCATTTTTTACAATTTCTAATAGATTATAAACCTTGGATATACGACTTGTATTTTACATGTCGTATGCCTCCCTTTGTACAAGATGCCATGGGAGATGTGTTTATGACCGACCCCGGTGATGCCATTGATGTAGCATTACGTATACAAGAGCATACCGGTATTCCAATTTCAGCTACGTTTAACAATACCATGATTAGACCTAGCCAGCACAACTTAGATTTGTTTATCACTAACTTTAAACAACTCTATGATGCTGGTGTGCGTTCAGCTACAGTTCCACACACGCATTGGCTAGCCACTAAACAAATACAAACAGTGTTCCCTGAGCTACAAATCAAGAACACAATCTTACGTAATGTCAACACTCCGATGGAAGTGGCTAAACTTGCCGAAGCAGGTTTTCATTATGTTAATCTAGAACGTGACTTGATGCGTGATCGAGATACCTTGATTAAAATGAAACGTGTAGCTGACAAGTATGGAATCAAACTTAGCTTGTTGGCCAATGAAGGTTGTGTGGGTGGTTGTGCCATGATGGACGAGCACTTTCAATTTAACAACACTAGACAAGGCGACTTGCCGCAGTACTTTAATGATCCTATTAGTCGTGTTAGTTGCCCTAAGTGGGACAAAGAAGATCCTAGTACTCCATTAAAGACAGCAAACTTTACACCTTGGCGTGACGACTGGCTCGAGCTACTCGAATACGTTGACGTGATTAAAATGCACGGGCGTGAAAATATCTCTAGGCTGTCCGAAACAATGGAAATTGTACGCAGGTATGCCAACGAAGATGAAATACTATTTGACACGTTTAACGAGTATATTAATCAAACTAACCTGGTAGACAAACCAATTGATGCTTGGCGCAAAAAGATTAAAAATTGTAAGTTTGATTGTTGGGACTGTAATTTTTGTGATAAAGTATATGAAGCAAAGTCCAACGAGCAAAGTCACCCGCTTATACTAGCAGTTACAAAAGAGTTAGTTGATAGTGTAAATGTGCCGGTTGACATTAATGTACAAGGATTAACCAGCAGTCGTGTACAGCAATTATTATTTGCATTATCTCAGCATTGCGCTCACTATTTAGAGATCGGATCTGCACTAGGCGCTACGGCTGCCGCGGTAGCACTTAATCCCGACATTGCAATTGACTGTGTTGACAATTGGTCGCAACAAGATATACAACCAGAAACAGATGTGTTTGACTTGCCTATAAACAGTAAGGGAGTGTTTGAATCAAATGTTTGCCACTCAAAACTTACTGTGCATGACCAAGACATGTTGTCAGTAGACACTGATATAATCAAGGATGTGGACTTGTTCTTTTATGATGGTCCACATGATATAGAAAATGTTGCCCGGGCAATTAAACACTATGCAGTATCTTTAGCCGAATACTCTATATTAATATTTGATGATGCTAACTGGACCGATACAGTTGTGGGCGCCAATCGAGGAATTGAACAAGCAGGCTTGACACCAATTTATTCTAAACTGATGTTAAACTCAATCGAAAACCCAACTGCTTGGTGGAATGGATTGTACATCCTAGTGGTTAAACGATGAAGATACTTAGGTTCCCTATCATAGCCGCTGATTTGTTTACAGTAAGTGTTGGCACAGATGAGCAACGACAAGCACTACTGGCAGAAGCACTAGCACACCGTAATGCCGATCAAGATTCCATGTCTTTTAGTAATGAAGGATGTTGGCGTAGCCAATTTGAGTACAAAAATATTGATTGGTTAATGTCGCATCTTAAAGAAGTGACAAATAACGCTATTAACTATTACATAGAAACAGATCACGCATTTGCTCAAAAGGTAAAATATTTCCATAGTCCTGAAGTAAAATATTGGACCAACGTAAATGAACCACTAAGTAAGAATAGCCTACACGTACACAGCCTACATCATTTTGTAGGTTTGTATTATATACAAGGGTACGACACAGGAGATTTGGTATTTCATAATCCCAGTAACCTAACAGAAACTTGTAATCCATATGCACCATTCGTATCTCGTATGGCGTGGCCCCCAAAGAATGGTGATTTACTAGTATGGCCAGGATGGATGCCACACGAAACAGAAATTAATCAAAGCAAGGATCAACGTGTAAACATTGCGTTCAACATACGCTTTCAAACACCACAAATGATATATGACTAAAAAAATTGAATTCTTTTCTAGTGTGCCTGGACTAGCAGAAACATTTCCTATTAAACCAGCACGTGAAGTACTGCCCAGTTGGATACATGTTGCTCGCACAGACTACTTAAAACAAAAAGACAAACGAGAAATACACATATTCAAATGCCCGGGCATATTTGAGTTATTTGGCACAGGATATATTTTGCCGGCTTGGCACGACTTCGAAATAGAATGTAACGAAATTGGATTTAGAGTAACCATACCAGATGGTACATTAAACGATATGTTGGGCAAAGACACTTTACAGTCGCAACACTCTGATGGCGTGGCTAAGTTTTTACCTAACCGGCCCTGGAGTGTAGCCAGCATCCTAAAAATCAATACACCTTGGCATGTACTAGCACCCAAGGGTGTAAAATTTTTAATGATACCTTTGCCCTATACAGAGGACTTTAGATTTGAAAGTTGCCCGGGAATTTTAGATCCGGGTGTAAGTTCTGAACTAAATGTGCAGGGTTATTGGAATGAAAAATCTGGCAAGCATCTAGTCAAAGCAGGAACACCGTTAGCACAGCTAATTCCCATGACTGAAAAAACTTATGACTATGTGGTTAGAGATAAAAATGCCAGCGATGAATTGTGGATGACCAAAAGAAAATATTTGAATTTCTTTGGCTTTGTATTTAATAGATCAAAAATTAAGGAAGCATACGAGCGACATGTCAGTTATTAAACTCACAACAGGATTACCATATCTATGGATGTTGGTATTTGTAATGATAACAGCTGGCATTGCTAAAGAGAAAAACCTTTTTGCCAGCGCATTTGCCTATTTACAAACAACATTTAAAAGCAATCGTGTAGTGGTTGCACTAATATCAGCAGTGGGCGGAGTACTGCCTATTGAAGGTAGAGTCACTGTTAGTGCTGGTGTACTAGATACTATCACATGTGATCACACCCATGGCAGAGAAAAGATGGGCATTGTAGATTACTTGGCTACTCATCACTACTATCTCTGGAGTCCAATGGAAAAGACTGTGATATTGCCTATTGCTGCCTTTGGATTAACTTATGCAGTATGGATGTCAATGATCTGGCCCTTATTGGCAGTATCTTTAGTGTTTATTGGCAGCTACATATATTTTAAAGTCAGCGAAGATGATGTGTATATACCACATACTGGCGAATTTAAAATATCAACTATACTAAGAAATGTAGTTCCATTTTTTCTAGCCATTGGTTACTACATTTACTGTGGTGGTGAAAGCAATGTGTTTACTATATTTGGCCTGTTGGCAGTATATTATTGTTTCATTACTCAAACTTGGGATTACAAAAAAATACTGAGTTACATAAACTGGCAAGTATTAATCACAGTTGCAGTGGCCATAGTACTGGGTAACTATTTTAAGATGAATGAAGCGGTGTACAAAGCATGGCTCACTGGTTCGCTAATTGACCCACAAACCCTTACAGGCATGTTGTTAATTAGTGCTATAGGATTTGCGGCTAGCTTCCTTATGGGCAGTAGCGGCAAGTATGTGGCCTTTGCAGTATTAATGGCTCAACTATTTGGCCTGCAATATTTTGTTTGGTTTTTTGCTGTTGATTATGTAGGATACTTGTTAAGCCCGACGCACAAATGCGTAATGGTAGGCAATAGATATTTTGGTACACCTCTTAAAACATACTACTTCACACTAGGTGCGTGGGGATCAATTTTACTAATAACAGCAGGGATTATAACATTTATATGACAAAACTAGAACAAACCAAAAACTCCAGTTGGAACTTCAACACCGATCCTGTTAACGAATGGGCTTACTGGGACAACGATTACGATCAAATTGTCTGGTACAGTACCGATCGAACTTTGCCCACACTAGCCGAGATCGAAGAAAAAATAGTAGAGCTTGAGGCCAGCGAACCAATGAGAGTACTACGGGAAATACGAGACTGGTATTTAAAAGAATCAGATTGGACTCAAGCTCTACTATTTTGATGAAATGAATTTTATTCAAGGAATAACTTGGCCAACTAAGCCCAATTTAACATAAATACACTATAATGGGGCAATTAATATGCAAATCTTAAAGAAAGTACACCGAGACACATATGCGGGCGAACACGTAGTTACTACGCTTCGTTACGAAAACAGCGAGTGGAATCACGAAAAAGAATTTGTGCCCAATAGTGTTTTTAACATACATACTACCACACAAGCAGTAGCTATAGGCAACGGTGAAAGTCGTTTGAAGTTCGATCTCAGACATATTGCACAACATCGTGGCGGATTATTAGCAGTTAACAAAC